TCTTCATAAACTCATCACGAGATATCTCGTTGCCTTCAGTATCTCTAAAGAAAGACTTATACTGACCACCTCTTGGGTTGGTTCTTGAGAATGTTCCAACACCTGCAACAGTTGCTGATCCTTTCTTCCTAGATTGTCCCATCAAAGAATTCAGTGCTTGAACTTGTGGGTTAGTGCTTTTTTCTAGTTTTTGTTTAGATTTCTCAGTATCCGCATCAACCGCTGCCTGGTCTTCTGCCATCAAATTGTTCAAATAACTCTGAGGGTCTTTGATAGCACCGCCTTCATATCTCTCTAGGTGAAGGTGTTGTCTTCCTGCAGGATATTGGTCAGATGGCCAATGTCTAATTATAGCAATTTTATCACCTGCTTCAACTGTATCACCTACTTTAACTTGAGGATCAACGTGTCCGTATACGTTTCGAGATCCATCAGCGTGTTCTACAACAACACCCTTTCCAAATGTTCCAAATCTCTGGATAATATCAACTACTTTACCAGCTTGAATTGCTTTAACTTCAGAATCAGGATCAACACCAATGTCAATACCTGGGTGATCTGTAGATGCATCACCAGTTGAATTTGCTCTATATCCAAATGCACTAGTAAATGCTGGGTTACCACCTAAGAAAGAATTATAATCTCCTCTTAGTGCTGTTCCTGCGGCAGCTTTCATCTTAGATGTAGGATCACTGGTTAAACCAGTTCCACTTGTCAATCTACCCTGAGATTTAACGTTAGGATCAGATCCTGTAGGAACTTTGGTATCACCAGGGTTAAGGTTAAGCATACTCATGAGACCACCACCAAGTCCCTTGAGCATGTCACCTACACCCTTCACACCAGGAATTAGAGATATCAAACCACCAATTCCTTTGAAAAGTAGTCCGAAACCAGACATTTTTTCAAAGTAGAACTGAAGACCTTTACCTGCTAGTTTAGCATAGTCCTCTGGTTTTCTCTTTTGAAATCTAAGTTGACCTTCAGCTAGAGCTTCACCAATTTTGAGAGTTTCTTTTGATTTGTTGCCAGACAGAACCATTTCTGTCCCGTGCAAAGTTGCTGGATAACCCTCTTTGGGACCAGACATGATAGCACCACCACTTGCCTGTGGTGCCTCTGACATGGCATCCTTTGCCATCAATGCAGCATCAATGCCAACAGAAGCAGCAGTTCCAACGCCAGGAACGGTGCTAGCAGCACCAGAAGCAAGTTCTAGAGCAGCACCACCCCAGTCACCTGCCATTGCTCTTTGACCAGCAAACAAAGCACCAGCAAGGAGACCAGCGACTGGGATCTTTTTGATACCCATCTTGAGACCACCCTTGAGTAGTCCTTTACCTGCTCCTTTTAATAGTCCCTTTCCTGCAGCCTTTCCTGCACCTCTTCCTAGTAGTCTACCACCAATGCCTTTAAGACCTTTACCAAGTCCTTTACCACCACCTCTTTGGGCAGCTTTACCTAATCCTCTGCCACGACCACCAACCATTTCAGCGATGTTACCAGCAGCACCTAACATGCCTCCTAGTAAACCACCTCCACCTAGTTTTGGATCAGAAAGTCCTTCTGGTGTAACAAAATCAGAACCATCTATACCTTGCTCCATTGCAGATTCTTCTGCATCTGCTTTAGCATCTCTTGCTAGCTTTTCAGCAGTTTGTTCTTGACGAGAAGCAATTAATTTCTGTTCTTTTGTTTGGTCCTTGGTTGCTGCAACCAAGTTCATAGTAACAAAGGTTAGTCTATCAATCGCCTGAACGATTTCCGCAGTTCCACCTTCTCCGCCAATACCACCACCAACGGGTTCCATGCGTTTGACAAACATGTCATCGCCAGGAAGATCTCTCTCAACACCCAGATTTGTAGCACCGATGTCAACAATTCTATTGGATACATCGTCAGAAGAATTAATTCTTCCAGCATTGCTCATTCCTCTAACAATTGCCCCACCCCTAACCTCTGGGTTTACTGCTGGAGCAGCTGCTTTTTGCAAAGCAGTATTGTTGACCATCTTAGAGATGGGTGGTGCTAGTGGTCCGCCAGGTTCTCTAATTGCTAGAGGACCACCTCTCTTACCTAGTGGCAGTTCTTTCTTTTTTGCTACTAGTGGACTTTCACTATAACTGTAATCAAATCCACCACGAAATCTAGCATTCTGATTTGTTGTTGGATCTGTTCCTGCAGTAGGACTTTTTGAAAATCTACCTCTTGTTCTGGCAATCCTATCACCACCAAAACTAGATCCTAGTGCTCTTTTAAAAAAATAACCTCTATCAATACCTGCCTCATCTAGAGAGGTTCCTGCTGCTTCTGCTTTTGCCTCAGCAAATCTACGCTCTCGCGCAGCCATATCAGAGGATTTTTTGATACGCTCAGCAATTGCGCTAGCGATAGTTCCAAAGGAATCCCCTCTAGTATCCGTTGCTGATAAGTATCCGTGTGCCATTAGCGTTTAAGTGCTTCTTGTTCTTTCTTGACTTGTTCCAAGTATTGAAGCAACAAAGTAGTGTAAACTTGTCGCTCCCAAGGCATCATATTCTCGATTTCACTCAAGCTATATTTATGGTGCTGCATGAGAGCAAAGTTAGTCTTGTAATACCCTTCCAGTGTATTATGGAAGAGTGCTATCCGAAAAAATTAGCAAGACCAGCAACAGTGAATTCTGACGTTTCTCCAGTATTGGGATTTTTGACTGCAAACGAATATTCTAGTCTAGGAGTGTTTTCAAAGAACTGTTGAATTTTTTCAAACTGAGCATTTGTGAGATTTTCAATAAATTCTACAAATTCTTTCTTTGTAGTCGTAGAACTGTCATATACGTCTTCTGCGTCAAAAATCTGATCTACACAATTTGCGATAATATCGACAACACCATCCGCAGATGGAGATTGACCCATAATTGATGTAGTAACAAATTCATCCCATGCAGGATACTTCATCACAACGCCAAGATCATCAGTTAGCATAATTTTGGGATCATGCCCTTCTGGTTTAGTTACCTGAACCTCTGACAATCTCAATCGATGTTTGACCTGCGTTTCATTATCATCTTTACATGTCACCATCAAATCAATATCTTCTCCAACAGAGACAGCACGAATTTGAAGGAAAATAAACTCCAGATCAAAAATCGGCAATTCTTCGATTTTGATCCTGCTTTGAATGCAACCTTTTAGCAATTGCTTTACTGCTCTCTCGATCTCTTTCTCTTCTCCTGTTTCTAGAGCGATGAGAAGCAGTTTTTCTTCTTTTACGACAAAAGGACGGTATTTGATAGTTTTGCCGTTAGAAGGAAGTTCCAACTCATACGTTGGAAGGACAACTTGTGGTAATGCCATTATGTTTAGACCAGTTCATATGTATATTTAGCGCAACTTTTAGAACCAAAAATTAGCGGAAAAAATTTTCCCAGTTTTATGGAATTGAAAAGTCGATTTTCAAATTCTAGTTGGATTCGAGTTTGCGATATAGAGCAGAGTTCTTAATGTCTTTATGAATTATATAATGTCTCTGATATTTAAACTGACCCGTAACTCGTAGCAATTGAGCGGTTCCAAATTGCAGAGGAACAGCATCAATTTGATATGGGTATGCTTTCTCTAGAACGTATTCAATCGACTTTCTTTCTTGTGGGTCGTTTCCACCCATCTCTGCTTTAGTGATTTTTATTGTTCCAGTATACTCATTCTTATATCTCAATCTTGTTACTCTGTTTTCCAATTTCAACTGAGTACCAACACCATCATCGAGAGGCATATTATCATCTCCATATGTTCCACCAGAAAAGATGTAACTATGCCAGTTGTTCAGAAACTTAAGTGCTTCTAGATTAGCATCTAGCAAGAAACTAAGTTGCACTTCAGTATAAACCAAAGTATGAGGATAATCTACCTGCCCAAGACCAGTGTAGAGACCAGTTTGTGTACCAGTTGCGGTATTAGTGTTGGGCAACTGAGCTTCATCACAGAAATACTCAATGATCTCACGATCAGGAACAACATCGCTTGGCAGGTCTTCAAATTGCACAAGGAAGTTGTTGGACATTGCCATGCCACCTTGTGCTGCCATTTTAGCGGCAAAACTGTTTATTCCAGCCACACTAAATACCTATGTTGGACACTTTATATTTATGGCGTACTCTGGGTATTTCAAACCTAAGAACCCTCAGAAGTACCGTGGCAACCCGACAAACATTGTTTATAGGTCGCTATGGGAACGAAAGTTCATGGTGTTCTGTGACAATAACCCCTCTATCTTGCAGTGGGGTAGTGAAGAGATCATTATACCATACAGAGCTCCTGATGGTAAAGTGAGGCGCTACTATCCAGACTTTTATATTAAGGTTCTTGAAAAAAGCGGAAACATAGCAAAGTATATTGTTGAAATCAAACCCAAGAAACAAACAAAACCACCGAATGAAAAAAATAAACGAACTGCCTCGTATCGTAATGCAGCTCTGACATACGCAAAGAACCAATCTAAATGGTCCGCTGCGCGTGAGTATTGTGAAGACAGGCAGATGAACTTCTTAATACTTACCGAAGACCATTTAGGAGTATAGAACAATGGCAACTGGATTTGCATCAATTCAACGCAACGCAGTCAATGATGACCCAGGATATAAAACACTATTCGAAAGGGTATCTGCTAAAACAGGAGGAGAAAAGAAAACTCTTGCTTGGTATAGAAACGCCGTAAAAGCAGAAGCAAGTCAATACAAAAAGAACTTTAATAAGTATATCCTAGACGAGAAGAAGGATAAAGTTGGTGCAGCAAAAGAACAAGATGCAAATGAACTGCGTAGACATACTGTAGCAGGTCATTTGTATATGTTTGAGTATAAGGCAAAGATGAGATGGTTGCCTTACTATGATAGGTTCCCTCTCGTCTACGTGATCAAAGCAGCAGGCAAGCATGAATTTTGGGGTGCTAACCTACACTACTTATCTCCAAAGAAAAGGATAGTTGCTACCAAGAAACTAATGCAGGGTAGAATTGACATTCCCAAGAAATGTTTCCATAAATATCTAACAGCACATGTAGACGGACTATTTCTCGACCTTGCTTCTAAAGAATGGGATACTGCCATTCTACTACCAACAGAAGATTTTGTAAGAGATGTCAATGGTATGGTTTTTCCAATAGATCAAGAAACTGTTTGGGAAGATACTGATGAGAGTTTCTACGATAAAATCAGAGGTCAAAGAATGATCAAAGGATACGGCACGAAGCAATCTAAGGAGATGTCTAAGTAATGGGGCAAGGTAATAAAACTAGACCACCAGCATCTAGACCACCATCAGGAACTGGAACCAGAGAAGGGGAAGTTCAGAAGGGTTCTTCTGGTGGTCGCTATTATGAGTGGAAGCTCAAGGAGAATGGAGAGGGGTATTGGGAAAAAACTAATCTTTCTGCTGAAGAAGCGAAGAATAAGAGAGTAGAAAATCGTGAGAATTATACACTAACATCCCTTGGTCCACCATCTACAAACTATTCATCTGCTCAACTACGTTATCCTGATGATGGATCAGGTAACGCTGGTATGACAGAGAAGAGTGACTATGTTCTCTTCCAATTCTATGAGTACAAACCACCTTTCGCAAAAAATAGTGTTGGTGGTGCTGATGGTAATGCTAGTGCTGGAACTCAATTTTCTACTAACTATAACCAAGGTGGAAGTGGAGCAGCTTCTTACACAACCGCAGATCCTTCATACAAAACTATCGTATTGTATATGCCAGAGGATATCTCCACTGGTTTTAGAGGTAACTGGGGAGGTAAAGCATTTAGCACAGTTGGTGCAAACATTTTGAGATCTGCTGGAGCAAGTGGATTTGATAAAGTCAAAAGTGCCGCAGAAACTTTTGCTGATGGTGCTGGAAGAATTAAACAAATTGCTGGTGCTGCGGCATTAAGAAGTGCATTGCAAGCAATTGGTGCTGATAGTGTTAGTAATGATGACGTATTCAGTTCTGTTTCTGGTGCTATCCTAAACCCAAACACTGAACTATTGTTTCAAAGTTCAGACATGAGAAACTTTCAACTTACTTTTAAGTTGGTTCCTCGTAATGGTACAGAAGCAACAACTTGCAATGACATTATAAAACAGTTTAAGAAATGCACTCTACCTAGGAGAGATCCTGGTACAGTGTTTGGATTTGAAGGTGCGTCTGAGTATGCTGGTTTCATTGGTGTTCCTAACCTATGCAGAGTTAGTTTCATGAAAGGTTCTAATGAACATGATGTACTACCTAAATTCAAAATGTGTGCTGTGACACAGGTTGACGTTAACTACACACCAGATGGTGTTTATGCTACATACCATGATGGTCAACCAGTTGCAATGACACTAACACTAAACTTCCAAGAAACAAAACTCTGTTTTGCAGAAGAAGTAGAATCAAACGACGTAAGGTAAAATGTATTTCTCTATTCTCCCCAACATACAATACGACGAGAAACCAATCAGTTATCCTTTCTCTGAATCCGACTTTGTAGTTGCAAAGAACTTCTTCCGTCGCTATAAAATCAACGATGATATTTTCTCGACCGTAACTTTATTCAAGAAGTATAGCATCCCTGACGGAGAACGTCCAGATGCTCTAGCTCAAAAAGCATATGGCAATCCATTCTATGACTGGGTGATCCTATTGACCAACAACCTAGTCAATGCACAGTATGACTGGCCAAAGTCTAACTATGAGGTCTATAAAATTGGAGAGAGTGAGTATGATGATCCATACTCAGAGATCCATCACTATGAAGTAAAAGAAACCATCGGTCACTACAATGCTGGTGTACGAGTAGACGAAACATTCTTCAACGGAACTCACAAACTCAATATTAACGGCACCGTCACAACAAAAAACGGTAACGAGATTTGTAGTCCCGTTACCGTTGCTGAGTGGTTGCAAGATGAGAACGAAAAGTTGAGAGAAATTTATCTACTCAAACCACGTTATCTTCAAGGATTTGTTGACGACTTCAGAAAGAAGAACCTCTACAAGAAAGACGACAACTACATTAACCAGAGACTAAAGAAAACT